GCCCCTAATAAAACTAATAATTAATTAAAAGGAAATGTTTAATAAAACCTTTAAAGTGCACTTACAAATGTTCCAATTTTCTGTGCCCAATCTATTGCAGTTGGTCCATATTTAACTATGGCGTCTGCAATTTGCTTGACAACCCCTCCAATCTGTTTCAAATGCAAAGGATTCTCATGGAACTGAGGAATACCTTTAATTGCATTCGATGCTCTTGCATAAAGCAAAGGATCTGAACTAGGTCTTGCTTTCTGCAAATACTTCGAGTTTGTGGAAATTTCGATATCATTTCCAATTTGCCAAACTCCAACTTGATTGATTGCGTTGCCATCAGGTACTTTAACGAAACCGACAACAAAAGCTGTGTCCGGTCTAACATTATAAAATAATGTTGCTAAAGTGCCATCATCGTTGAATGAGGAAAACTTCTGTCGAAGTTCAAAACCTCTTTCACTATCAGTTTTGATAAAACCATATTCTCCCATTTTTGCTGGAAAACTAACGAAACCGCTCACAGCAGTGACGGCATCATAAGTTAAGTAATCAAACCAATTATCAGTAGGTGGTACTTGTGCCATTGCTACTGTTCCTCCATTATATAAATCAGTGGTTCGATTTGAGAATTCTAAGCTCACGCCTAAATCTCTAATTCCCATTATGGCTTTACCCATTAGAGTCAAATCCTCTATTGTCTCATGTCTAAAACATGCTCCACTCTCGATCAATTCGGCGACGAGAGAGAGATTATCGTTTTGTTCTGTATCAGAAGCTCTATCAGTACAAATAGAGAAAAGGAAATAACCTTTATCATCTAAATTTGGTGCAAAAGCATGTGTATAAGTTCCTAATGGTGGGATAGTACCAGTAAATTGTGCTGACACTGATTCTATTCCAGATTCTGCCCATCTCCAGAATTTTAAAATTCCGGACCAATTATTTGAATCATTATTAGTGATTGTAACTTGTAATGAACTGTGACCACTAAGTGGAACAAATCCACTTTTTGCATGTGCTCTACCTGAACCTAAAACTTTTCCATGTGGTGTCCAAGTATTAGTGTTTCTTGAGGTTAGAAAACCTACTGTTGGAAACACATCATTCTGATCAACTGTATCTGGTAACCAACGGGTACCTTCTGCATTCATTGCTGGATCATTTTGAAAGTTATAATCATATGTTGCAACTTCACCTTCAGTATTAGAATCATAAATAACAGTGTTTCTAACTGGATCTTTAAATATGACTGCTGACATTTCTCCTGGATTTAAAATTAAATTTGTAGTTTCTGCCTTAGGCCATGCAACATCCATTTCTTTCTTAATTGCAGCTACTGCTGTAGGTTTATTTGTATAAGCATCTGAAAACCTCACAGGCTCATGAGTTGCATCATGAGCAGGACAACATATAGTTAACATAACTTTCTTCATTTCATCTACTTTTGAAGTTTGTGGACCAGCTCTAATTCTACCATTTCTAACAATGGCCCTTGATCTATTTCTTGCATTGTTGAGTGGTCGTAATGCTGCACTAATAACTTTGATGTGCTTTTCTTCTTTCTTAAGCTTTTTGTTATCATTTTTCAATTGATTTCTGATTCGTCTGAAGCCATTCGTATTTCTTCTTGCTCTAACTCTACCTGGTACTTGTGGTTTAGGTGGACCTGGATTAGGCTCGACACCTTCAGTTGTTAAATCTTTTATCCACTGACACTGATTCTTCAAATAGAAGATTGCATGATTTAATGCTTTAGTCTTGTCAGGGTTAGGTTTCAAAATGGAATGCATAAATGTTAATGCTTGGCCTCTTGATTCAGGAATTAAATTAAATTCCTTTGAAATCACCCATGCTGAAAGCAATTTCGAACAACGTGCATCATCATCTAAATTGAAAGCTTGAAGTAAAAATTCTAAGAACCATTTATATTCTTTCCCCTTCCACGGATCGATCTGATCAAACTCCATTTCTTCTATTGAAAATGAAGTTACTGAGGAAGCTGTTTTTGCAGAGTCCATGTTTGCAAATTGCTCAATAGCATAAGTTGCCAAACTTTCTTCTGCACTTGCTTTAGAATGATGTAATCGAAATGCTTCTTGTTTAGTATCAACAACAAAGATGATTTCTCCATTTGCATCGGTAATAGTTAATGAACCGATAAAAACTGGTCTCTTAGCATTACCCGATGGTGAAACCTTATATTCAGATAAATAGTGTAAAGCTTGAATTTTCTCGTTTAATTTAGCTCTGGAATTCATTAGTGTTCTTGTTCTTGTTTTGATATTTTTGTTTTTGGTTTTTCTTGTTTTTGTTGTTTTTGTAGTAAATTATCAAGAGTTATCAATATAGTATTTAATGACAAAGATTTATTATCGTCAAATCTCTGATTACGTGTAACTAAACTTGTTTTTAGTTGAATTAATGTATCTAAAGGAATAACTATCTCTGAATCGTAGGTTAACTTAGATGTAAAATCTGCCCACAATTGTTTCCTTTCACGGAAGTATTCAGTATTAGCTTGATAAGCTCTATTGATAAATTCACTTAAATTATAGTAAGAAATGGTGTTTTGCATAAAAACAAAACACTGTTATTTATAAATACAAAGTATGTGTGTAATATGTACAAGTAATAAAATTAATTAATGTTTAAATTTCAGCAGTAAAAGAAGCGTCTAATTCCTCATAAATTCGCATAGGAGGTGATAAAATAAACGCGTTCAGTTGCTGCATCATTGCATCTACTTGTGATTGTGGCATCATATAATGCTTACGTAAACAGTATTCAATATCATTAACATTTGCGTTAATTTCTTTCAATTTGTCTGCTACTGCTTGTTGTATTTCCGTAATATACTTAATTGTATCTTCAATGCTTGAACGGAAGAAATTTTTAGAAAATATAGACCAACAAAGTCTTAATGGATCATAAATCATTCTGCCTTCATAAAGAAAATGATTGAAAAATATCGGCAGAGTAACTGATTCTAACTTGAGCTTAATACCATTTGCTTGCCAACGCCTCAAGTATTCTTCTTTGAGTATTGCTACCCAAACTGCTGAATCATCACCACCAAAAGCTCCTGCTACATATTCATGTGGTTCAATGATTCCGCAATGTAAACCCATATTAACTAATGAATTTCCAAAGAAAGTATCAGGTGCCCCTGAATCACGATCTCCGTTCTTCATGACAGAAATACTGTTCATGAACATTGGCATCCCTCTTCTAAGTTGATAAAAGAGAGGAAATAACCAGGAACAATCTCCGACCATAATTCCTAGTAATTGTGTTACTAGTTCGGCTTCTAAATTTATAGTTCCTTGGTCTCTTTCAATTTCAGCTCCTTGTGAAGCATCAAATTGAGGGAAATCGGCGCAAAACATATTAGTTTTGTTCTTATTTCTTGTTTCTAAGTGTAACATTTGCACTCTTGCTTTGAGCTCTACTTCAGAATAACCGTTTCCATATAATGTATTGGTCTTCAAAGACATTCTTAGAATTTCTTGCATAGCATTAAATAATGGTGCATAAATGACGTTGAATTCTTTTGGCCATGCTGTAATCGGCTGACCTGCTTTTCCTGAGTTATTGATTTTGTCAAAGTCATTAACATATATTTTTGTAATAGTTTTGAGATGACCTTCAGTGGTCATTGGTGAATCTATTTTAAAACTTTCAGATGTAACGAAAGGTGATTTATGATATTTATCAACAACTTCTGCTTGTGCATTAGCCCAGATCTGACCAATTTCCTTAACAACGATCTGCTCTTTCAGGAACATTTTTCTAAAGTTCCTTACTGCTCGATCAACGAATCCTTTAGTTAATTTTATCTTATAATCTTCAGATAATCTGTTCAGAGAAGTTGCATTAGCTTGCGCAGTGCTACTTACTCTGAAACTCCTACCATAAAATGTTTGAGAAAACATTTTATAATTGAAGACTTTCTTTGCAACTAATTCATCCGGATTCATCGAATATTTAACTTTTAATGACTTCGGTAATGCAACGTGATGTGCTTGGTAAACATTGTCAACAGAAGCTCCAATAATGTCTTGTAATGTTTTGGCTGAAAAGTCAGCGGATTTTATTGTTTTTTCAGGTTCAATTTCATCAACTTCTTCTTTACCTCCAGTTGGTATTGCTGTATCTTCCGCAAATGGTCTCACTTTATCTAGTGTGACTAAAAATTCTAAAGGTAATTTAGGTAATACGCCTTTTTGTGTTTCAATAATATTCAATTTATCAACGGCTCTAGTCATTGCAACGATAAAAATATTGGATTTGTGCATCAAATTAATATCGTTATTACTTAAATATAAATTAACTGAACTTGCCTCCGAACCTTGACCTGTTCTAACAGTAATAATAGGTATCTCCGTTTCTAGCATTTCAACTGTCTTTCTTGATGGTGTGATATGCAAATCTGCTTTCGGTATAGAATCTCTTTCAAATGCTTTCCATGTATAAACTTCAACATTAGTATCCCTAGCTGGTAATGTTTTTCCCAAAGCTGTTTTAAGACCATAACCTGGCACAACTGCGGATAGAATATCCACTATAGTTTGCCCAACACGCATGCTGTCTTTCTTAATTTCAACATGATTAAACCCAGAGATAAAATCTCGCATTGCTGTCCATTCTCTTTCCCCAGATTCAAAGTAATTGCACTGATTAACATCTCCTAAAAGATAGAACTGCTTATTACGATAAGTTGAAAACAAGGCGGCTATGTAACAGAACGGTAAAGTGAAACATTCATCAAGCCAAATGCGCTTGAAACCTATTAATTCCTTCTTAGACAAAGCTACTTCGTAAGTCCATACTGCTAAAGTTCCTTTATGTTTGCGTCTTAACTTTGTGGTGACATCTTTTCTATTTTCGTTTGTTGTAACAATGTATGCGTCGGTTGATGGATTAAATCTAGCAATAGCTGCAGACGTTTTACCGGCTCCTGCTAATGCATTCCAAACTGTAGCTTCTACTTCAAATGCTGAATCACTAGGTGATTGAGCTAGATTCATTCTAGCATCTTCGATGAATTTCACAACTTTATCATGACATTTAGCTAAACCTTCCATAGATGCTAACCATTCCTTATATGCTTTCACCTTCATTAAAGTTTCGTAATTTTCCAATTGTTCTTTAATTAACTGCGTATGACATTTAAATTGACCGAGTTTTGTACTAAATGAATTCACTTCAGTACCGTGTTTTATTGGAATTGTTGGTAAACTTCTCCTTAGCATGAACCTTTTGTTTTTAAAAGCATCATATTCTCCACTTGAAAATTCCACATCTGCCCAATCTTTAATTTCTTTCTTAGGCTTAATAGTAACATGCTTAATATCAGCTTGTGCATCTGGAATCGGAATTGAATCCTCTTCTTCCCAATTAATTTTCTCAAAAGGGAAGGCTGATTTAAAGGAGTGACCTTCATCATAAACTGGATCTTTAAGTTTCTTATTTTTGGATTTCTTTTCTTTCTTCGTTTTCCTTATAAGTTTGCTTTCAGTTTCATCAGCTGAATTTTCCTCCATAATTGGAGCCGAAGGTTGTATGAGTTCAACTTTTTCCTTCTTCTTCTCTTTCTTGAATTTCAACTGGAATATAATACAATAAATGTTTAATGGATTCATTTCCTTATCATGTTCTTCATCGACGATCACAAACCCATTGTTTTGAAATAATTGAAGCATAGCTTGCTTTGTTCTTGGATAAGTATTAGGATAATTATGATAATCCTTGAAACCTTTATGGTATTCTTCAATACTCTTGTTAATAAGTTCACTAGAAAAATCATGTTCTCTCAAATAGACATAACCATCTATTTTTAAAATATTTGCAAATTCGGTAATAATTTCAGTAATCTCAGAAATGTGATGTAATGACATATTTGCACTTATTAAATCAAAGTCCTTCTCACGGAGTTCTTCCAAAGCTCCTAAATAATTAACCATCCTAAGTCTTTCCAAACTTAGAGGTTTAATTGGGTCAATTCCCCAAATGACCTTGGCTTTAATTGTGCTTGCTATCTCCAATGTGAATTTAAGATCCCCACAACCGAAATCTAAATATTTTTGAAACGTACGATCAGCGCATAATTCTGCGAATCTGTGTATTTTTGATTTGTAAACTTTATCTGCTGGTACGATTGGCAAAGGTCTCAATATTTCTGGTAAAATCTCTGCGATTTCCTCCAAAGAAGCTCTTTTGGAGCTTACTTTGCTTGGTACCTCAGCTACTACTTCAATAGTTTTGCTTGTCTGTTCATTGAGCTGAATTTCTAATTGTTCCATACGATCCATGACAGGTTCTTGGATTATTATTGGCTGAATTTCTTCTTTTTGAGGATAATACAACATAAAATCAACTGTTTGACCATGAATTCTTTCAGTAACATACTTATAACGCACTATATCGATATTATTCATCGCCTTTGGTATTTTTAAAACCAGAATGGGTCGATATTTAATGTTACTCATTAATTTCAATAAAATTGTAAAAATCGGTTTTCCTCCGAGATACAACATCATGTTTCCTTGAATAGGTGCATTTCTGCCGCCCCAAGGAGGATCAAAAAGAATCATGTCTTCTGTAAATTTTACTTTCGTCGCATCGGCTAACGTGTGAGCCATATTAGTTCCTTTCAAATTATTGACTAGTAATTTGTAGGTTTCCTCATTGTTTTCGTAACTGTGTACAATGTATCCTTGTTTTTGTAAGTACATTGCAGTAATTCCTACATTTGCATTTGCTTCAGCAATTACTTTAATTTTAAGTTCTCTCGCTTGTAAATAGGCCAGCATAATATCTAAATCTCTTCTATGAGTGTAGGAGTAAAGAGTTTCTGCTGTAAATTCTAATGGTAAACTCTTTTCAAACATTTCATTGCTAACTTTTGTAATGGCACTTGCTTGATCAATATGTAATGGTGTTTCAACATTGGCATCAATGATACCCGAAGGTTTGTAGTCAAATTCATTATATAAATCTTCCGTGGAATAATTGCATTTTAATGCATCTTCCAAATATTCAGTAACCAATTCTGTGGATAAACCAAGAAATTTACCGAACGGTGAGTCATAAAAGAAATCCTTTGTCATTCGCCACCATCCTTCGATGTGTCCGGGAATAAGATCTCTAACCTCACCACCCTTCTTACTTGCACTCAATGATTCTAGCAAAATACCAAAATTTTCTCCTCGTCTAAACATTGCTAAGAGCAGTGCAAACTGACAAGTTTTGTCAAGTGTCCATGCATCGCATTCCCATTGTTTTTGGACAACAGCTGCAGCAATTCTTAATGTACTAGTTTTTGTATGTGCATATGCAGCTATCTTTGATGGATCATAAGACTCTGAAGCTTGTCTAACACAAAAATTATATATGGCATAAAACTTTTCACGATCAACCATAAAATAGTCCTTAGGCTTTGCTTCGCCATAACGAAGCCATGGTATAACATCGAAAAGTTTAACCCATTGTTTATTTGCGGCTTCTATTCTTCTTGTTAGGATTTGCTGTTTATTAGGCACTCTAAAAATTTGCAGCAGTTGATAACTGCCATATGCTTTAACCCTCTCTGCATAAAGTGCGTAATTTTGAAATGGAAATAAGGATTTATAATTCCATGACATAAAATTTGATAGTTCGTGGGCATATCCGTTTGACACACCATTGGTAAATTGCATTGTTGCAAATTCACCCTTTAAATGATAATACTTTTTCCTGGACCATGCTACTTCATAAACTGAATCATTGATAGCCTTGTTATTAACAAGCGCAGGACATGTCAATAATGTTGCCATGCCTTGTCTGACTCTATAATGCTGTAAGTAGTCATTCAGAATAGTAGGAGTAATATCATATAAAGAATCCCTAGCTATAAAAAAATCACAGGGTTTAATTATTTGATCATAAACGCTAGCACAAACAAAATAGTTGCCAACGTATTCATTGCCTTGCATGATTGATTCAACCATGTCGAGGTATTCTTTGATCATAAAAAGATAAAGTGCATCTTTAATTTTTGTCAAATCTTTAAGAGCTTGTCTTTTCCCTTCTTCATAACGTGTCAAGTCCCTAATATCCACGTTGCCCATGATTGCAACAAAGTCGCGAATATTATTCTTGATAATCAACGCTTTAAAGTCTTTATAAGTGGCCCCTATTAATAGTGGTCTCTTTGAACCTTTAAGCATTGTGGAAATTTCCTCGGTTAAAACGTTTTGAACGATTTTTAAAACCGGATGATCAATTTTTGTTTTCTTGGTTGGTGCAAATATTGCACTATCACCAAAAAGATCCTTCACTACCTCCATCTGAGTGGGTGTTAACCAATAACGTACTTTAAAATACGCCTTTTGGATTTCATTTATTGTAGCGGTAACTGTCTCAAGTATTGAGGCAGCGGCAATAGTTGGTTGCCTAAACTCACTTGATATCAAGTGGTTTACTGAGTATTCCATTCTAGTATAGATTGGAATAAATAATCAACTAATGTAGTTGATTTATCA